CGGCGGAAGAACTGGCTTTTGCCGACGCCCTTGGTGGTATCGGCCAGCACCTCGCCCTCAATGTCGAACTCGGCGAAGTCGTCGGAGATGAGGTCCAGGCCGGAGGTCGGAGCCGGCTTCCACTTGTAGATGTCCAGCAGCGAGCGCTTGCCGGTGTTCTCGTTGACGCCGTCGAACACCACGGTGAGCTCAACCCCGGAGTTGACCAGCGCCTCGAGCACGGAGCCGGTGACGCTCTTGTAGCTGACCAGCAGGGTGTCATCGGCCAGGATGGCGCCACCGGTGATGGGGATGATTCCAGCCGCGGTCAGGGTGTAGTCGGTGTCCTTGACCATGGTGACGGCGCCGACCTTGACGGTGACCGCTTCGGCCAGGTCAATCATGAACTCGGTGCGGCAAAGCCGATCCAGTACGGCGGTGACGTTCTCGTCGGTGATGGTGGCACCGGTGAGCGCCTCGACGGTACCGCGCAGGGCCATGGCGATGTTGTCGTTGTGGAAGCTGTCGAAGGTGGCGGCCAGCTTGACGGACTTAACGATCTCGACCACGGCGGCATTGCCGCCACCACCCCGGTAGTTGGGGCGGGTCTTGGAGTCGACCTCGATGGACAGGGCCAGCTTGGCCACGTTGCCCACGTCGCGGCCGCCGGCATAGACGATGCCGGATCCGATGTACTGTTCATTGATGATTGGCATTTGAGAGGCTCCTTATAGCTCGTCTCGGTACTTCAGGGTGATGGGTTGTTCGGCGCAGAACAGGTGATCGGCGCCCTCCGGCAGAAAGAAGTCGACGCCGTCAGGCAGGTCGAAGTGGTTGCCAGGGGCCAGCTGCTTTAGGCGGTTGTCCTTGAGCAGCGCCCGGCGCAGGGACAGCAGCAGGGTATCCATGGCATCGAGCTGCCCGGGACCGGCCAGCACCGCCAGCACTAGGTTAAAGCGGCGGCTGGCGCCGACCTCGTTCTGGCTGCCGATGTTGATAGCCGGTTCATTGGCAGGCTGCAGGCAGATGAGCCCGCCCTCGCCCACCTTCTGGATGTGCTGGGCCATGAAGCCCTGCTCCACGGTCAGGCCGGCAGCGGTCAGGCGTGCCACCAGCAGGTTGCGGGCGGTGATGATGTTGCTCATTTGGTCACTCCCAGCTGGCGCAGGAACTCCTCGGCCAGCTTGTCGCTGATCAGCGGTTTGACGTCCTCGCGCACGTCGTTCCAGACCTGGTCAACTGATGGGCCATACAGCACGCGGTAGTCGTTGCGATCGGGACCGGTGCGCTGGACGATGCCTTGTGTCAGGCCCATCCTGGCGTCCACCTCGCCGTACTTGAGTTTCATGATCCAGGCATGCTTGAGCACCTTGGTGCCCCCGCCCGCCTTGACCTTGACGGATGTGCCAGCCAGCCGGCGCTTTCCGGGCAGTTTGGCGCGGGTGTAGAGCTGCTTGCCCTGGTAGCGACGCAGCTGGGTAGACCGTACCCGCCCGGAGATGACTGCAGTGGGGTCATCAACCTTGGCACGCTGGGTGATGATCAGCCGGCCCTTGACGTAGCTGGCGGTCAGCGCCACCTGCTTGATGATCTCCTGCACCGCCAGATCCCGGGTGTCATTGGCGACGGCGTTGATGGCGCGGCAGAGCGCAGCGCGGCTGCTATCAGTCAGTTCGGCGAGCTGGCGCTTGGCATCATCCAGGCCGGTGACGGTCACGCTCATGCCGGGATCACCCGGTAAGCGAGCATCAGGCCGTCATCGACGGTGAGCTCGCTCAGTCGCCAGCGCTCACCACCCGCCAGCACGATGACGTCATTGCGCTGATGGGTGGCGCGGTCGGCCCGCAGCCAGCTGATCTCGACCGACGGGCTGACCGGGGCGCCCAGCACGTCCTGGCGCTGGACACCGCGATCGACGAGGACTGACAGGGATTGGGGGTCGCCAGTCATCGGCTGGTAGCTGGCCGGCTCGGTTTCGCCGAACACACTCATCAGCACGCTGGCGGCCTGGCCGAACAGCTGGTCGAACTGGCTCATGGCGCCCCCTTATCCGTTACTGCACCAGCATGGCGTCGGCATAGCCGCCGGATTCAGCGGTGACCAGCTTGCCGAACACGTCGCCGGTCGCTGAAGCCAGGGCCACCAGCTGTCCGGCATCCCACTTGACGCCGGCGCCGGCGGCCAGGCCAGTGTCACAGGGCAGCTGCCAGACGCCATTGGAAGCGCCGGAGAAGGTTTCACCCTCTGCGGCGTCGACCAGCGGGATCAGTACCAGGGTGCCGATGACCACCGGGGTGCCGGAGGTGACGCCACCGGACGGGGCCACGGCGTCGATGATGTAGCCGTCTTGCACGAAGTTCTTTGCCATGAGTTGGGTCTCTCTGTTTGGAAGAAGGTGACGGACGGCGTACCGCCCGTCAGGGGTTCAAGGATCAGGCGCCGTTGGCCTTGACCAGACCACGGAAGTCGAGCGGTGCCACACCGGCATCGATGCGCACCTTGGTGGCCACGCCATCGGTGGTGAAGCCCTGCTGCTGCTCCATGTAGGGGGTGTCGACGCCGTTGAGGTAGGCCACCTCGATGGTGTCGGAGCCTTGGGCCGCAGCCAGGTACCAGGCGGTGGTGCTGGCATCGTCCAGGCGCGGCTCGCCGATAACCTCGGCGAAGTTGCGGATGGGGTTGTCGATGCCGGCATTGGTTTCTGCGCCGGGTACGGAAGCAGAGCGGATCAGCTGCAGCGCCTTGGACTCCAGGCACACTGGGGTCAGCACATAGGCCGGGCGGATGTTAAGGGTGCGGCCGTTGGCGCCATCGGTCTTCTGGGTGCGCATCTTGGTGCGGCCGGCATCCAGGGAGTCGACACTCAGCGCCGAGGTGGCGGTGGTCAGCAGGTTCTTGTGATTGGCGTGGAACAGCGCCGTGCTGTCGGTCTTGAGCACCGGGTTGGCGACCAGCAGGGCATAGACCAGATCGCCGATGGTGGCCTTGGCGGCCATGCCCATCTTGCGCGGGATGTCGGTCAGGGCCATCAGGTCATCGTTGATGATGGCCTGGCGGGTGATGGAGAACAGCTCGCCGTAGGTGGCCAGGGCAATCTGCTCGCCACGCTCGCCGAGGGTGATGTACTTGTACTCGGCACCCTGGCGAACCTGGCGCAGGGAACCGAACTCGCCCAGGCCGACACGATTGGCAATCTTGAAGTCACCCAGTTCGCCGCGCTTGGTCCACTTCTGGAAGGTTTCCTCTGACTCTTCCCAGCCCTTGAGCATGGCCTTGTTGGCCACGTCCATCAGGATGGTGCCAAAGTCGGAGGTGGAGTGAGTGAAGGCCAGGCCCACCATCTCCATGGGGTTGTAGCCGGCGACACCGATGCCGCGATCTACCAGCGAGGCGCGGGCCAGCTCTCGCAGGCTCATGTGGTTGTAGGCGTTGTCGTCCTGACGCTTGTCCAGTCCGGCACGGGCCAGGATGGAGGCCTTGACGGAGTCACCGACCAGGTTGCCATTGCCGACCCGCAGGTGGGCAGCCGGCACGCCGGCCGGGGCTGCCTGCTGGCCCATGGCTTCCATGATCTTGGCCTTGGCCTGGGCCGGGGTGATGGCCATGTCGGCCTGGCACTGGGCCAGCAGATCCGGGAAGCGGTTGCCGGTCAGGGCAAACAGGTCGGCGATCTCGGTGCGGCGGGTCTTCTCGTCGGCCTGGAAGCGGGCCAGGATGGCGGCCTCATCTACGGCCGCCTGGGGTTGCTGGGTTGCGGGTTGTTGTACCTGGGCAGCCGGAGCGGGAGCAGCTGGTGCAGGCGGTTGGGCATTGCCACGCGGGGCAATCAGGTTCTTCAGGGCGTTGGGCATGTTTGCAAAGTCCTTCATGCGGTTGGGGTTGATGGCGGCAGCAGCCTGCAGCGGCGCTTCCAGGAAATCGGCGAAACCCATTTCCACGGCTTGCGCGCCGTCGAGCCAGGTTTCCTCGGTGAGCAGGGCGGCCAGTTCCTCGCGGGACTTGCCGGTCTTTTTCTCGTAGATGCTGAGCAGCATGGCCTCGTTGCGATCCAGCCAGTCAGCGGTATCGCGCATGTCGTCGGCATTGCCGCAGGTACCGCCCCAGGGCTTGTGGATCATCACCCAGGCGTTTTCAGGCATGTGAACCTGAGCATTCGGCAGGCAGGCGATGACCGAGGCCATGCTGGCAGCGATGCCGTCGATGAAGATGCGAACGCTGGCGCTCAGGCGGCTCAGGGTGTTGTAGATGGCCAGACCATCCATGACGTCGCCACCCGGGGAGTGGATCCGCAGGTCGATAGCCTTGGCATCGAACACGCCCTTGGCCTTGGCGTCATCCAGGAACTGCTTGGCGGAGATGCCCCAGTAACCGATGACGTCGTAAATGCAGACCTCAACCGGCTTGCCGCCAGCGGCGGCGGTGATGCGGTACCAGCTATTGCTGGCTGGCGCGGCTACGGGTGCGGCCTGAGCCTTGGCTCCCATCAGTTGGTTGAGCAGTCTGGTTGCCTGATTCATTGGTGTTGGCTCCTGAGTCGTTGGCGGGGTCGGTGTCGGTGACGATCCCGTTCTTGCGGTTGTAGTCGAGCTCCTGTACCCGCTGGCGCCTGACCTCGTCTGGGTTGCGGCCACGGGCGCGGATCCACTCGGTCTCGGTGGCGGCACCGCCACGGATCTGGGTCTTCCAGCCGTCTGCTTCCTTGGCCGGATCTATCCAGGGCATGACGGGGGCGAGATAGATGGCGTCCATCAGGGTGCGGCGGTCGAGTTCTGCCGGCAGGCGCAGATCGGTGAGCAGTTCCATCTCCAGCCAGGCGCGGTAGACAGGCCGCGACCACATGGCCACGAACTCGTCCTGCAGCACGGCGTAGCCCTCGAAGCCTTCCACCAGTTCTTGGCGCTGGCTGGAGTAGCTGCCGTCGTAGTCACGGGCGATGCTGGAGTAGTTGCTGCGGGTACCGGCTGCGGTAGAGCGCAGCTGGCCTTCGCGCCAGATGTTGAGCCCGGTGTTGGGTCTGTTGCTCTGGATGGTGCCCACCTCTTCGCCCGGGCGCAGATCATCGAAGGTCATGCCGGGGGCGATGTTGAAGGTGCGCGGGACCTGGACGGTTTCTGGCGCCTGGTAATCGGCGGCCTC